TCAAGTTGCCTTTCGCAGGCATCAAAGGTCAGACTGATTCGAGGCCGGTGACAGTACAGGTACCGTGCATGGAGATGTATGGTAAAACTTGTCCAGTACTAACAGAAGTTAGACCGTGGTTTAAAGACAAGTCAATGGAAGACATGGGTAGAAAATATTGGAAAAAGAAAAGTTACATTTTCCAAGGTTTTGTCACAACGAATCCATTAGCAGAAGACTCGACACCTGAGAATCCAATCAGAAGATTTATCATTGGCCCTCAGATTTTCAATATTATCAGAGGAGCATTGATGGACCCAGAGATGGAAGAAATGCCAACTGATTACTTGAAAGGTGTGGACTTCAGAATCACTAAAACAACCAAAGGTGGTTATGCTGACTACTCAACAAGTAAATGGTCAAGAAGGGAAAGACCGTTGGACGAAGCGGAAAGATCTGCTATCGACACACACGGTTTACACAACTTAGGTGACTTCAGACCAAAAGAGCCAACAGAAGCAGAAGTTAAAATAATCGCAGAACTATTTGCGAAATCTGTGGAAGGTGAGGCTTATGATCTTGAGCAATACGGACAGTACTTCAGACCAGCAGGCGTGGCTTACCAAGGTAAACCACAGGTAACAGTACCAACTGCATCGGCTCCGGTAACACCAGTGGCACAAGCGGCTCCTACAGCGGCACCAGTCACTCAAAGTGCACCAGCACCACAACCTGAGGCGGCACCAGTTGCTCCGGCAGGTGACAGTGCCAAGAGAGCAGAAGACATCTTGAAGTTAATTAGATCAAGACAAGCAAAATAATCTGACATTTACCAAGGCCCTGGCATTGACGTTAGGGCCTAGGTATGCTAAAATAGATTACACAAAGGACAAAATTATGACAAAAGTATTTGACGCAACAAAATTTAGGAAAAGTATTACAAAAAGTATACAAGGGCTAGGCATAGGATTCAGTGATCCAACTGACTGGATCAGCACAGGAAATTACGCATTAAACTATTTGATGACCAGTGATTTCAACAGAGGTATTCCACTAGGTAAGGTGACTGTACTTGCAGGTGAATCAGGAGCAGGTAAAAGTTACATAGCATCAGGAAACATCATCAAGAACGCACAGGATCAAGGTATATTTGTTATACTGATTGACACAGAGAACGCATTGGATGAACAATGGCTACAAGCACTAAAAGTAGACACGTCGGAAGACAAACTTTTAAAATTAAGTATGTCCATGGTAGATGATGTTGCAAAAACTGTTTCGGAGTTTATGAAAGGTTACAAAGAGCAACACGCAGACAACAAGGAAGGTGCACCCAAGGTGCTATTTGTTATAGACAGTTTAGGAATGATGCTTACACCAACAGATGTTAATCAGTTCGAAGCAGGAGATATGAAAGGTGACCTCGGTAGAAAGCCAAAGGCATTGACGGCACTTGTGAGAAACTGTGTGAACATGTTTGGAAGTTGGAACGTAGGACTTATAGCAACTAACCACACCTATGCATCACAAGATATGTTTGATCCAGATGACAAGATATCGGGTGGACAAGGATTTATCTATGCATCAAGTATTGTAGTTGCAATGAAAAAATTAAAACTAAAGGAAGACGAAAAAGGTAACAAAGTCACTGACGTAAGAGGTATTAGAGCCGCTTGTAAAGTCATGAAGACCAGATATGCCAAACCGTTTGAAGGTGTTCAAGTTAAGATCCCTTACGATACAGGTATGGATCCATACAGTGGATTAGTTGACTTGTTTGAGAAAAAAGGATTGTTGGTTCAAACAGGAAACAGACTGAAATACATCGATTCAAAAGGTAAAGAACACATAGAGTTCAGAAAAGCGTGGGTAGGTGATAAATTAGACATGATAATGTCAGAATTCAAAGAAGAGGTCCCTGCAGAAACAACAGAAGCAAACGAAGAGTAATGATAGATTTTACACACGAAGATATCGAACGTCTATGGAATTCAATAGTTCATTACGTGCCAGAAAGACAAAAACTAGACATGGCAATTGACTTTATCAAGAGCCTCGAAGACATCGGTGTAGAACATGATGAAATAAAAGCGTCTGCAGAATACGATCCTAAATTAGAAGAAGCAATTAATACTGTGTTCGAAGAGGACGATGAGTCAGACGGATACGGTTATGATGATTAACTGGTACAACGAAGTAAGTAGAAATCTCGACAAGATACCTGACTGCGTTGCATACTTTGACAAAGAATTACTAGAAGCAAAGAAGCAGTGCAAAATATATGGTAATCTAGAAAGAGCAAGTGCCTCACTGCCAGGCATAGTCGAAGAAAGATTCAGTCAACTACAACAACTTGAAGCTATACTAGAATACCTAAACATAGAGTTGAGAAGATTAAGATCAAAGACTTTTAGAAAGTACTTAGAAAATTACAACAGAGCGTTATCAAGCAGAGATGCAGAAAAGTATGTTGACGGTGAGGACGACGTCGTTGACATGGACAAGATCATAAACGACTTTGCCTTGATAAGAAACCAATGGCTAGGCATCACCAAAGGTCTAGACCAGAAGCAATGGCAGATCACAAACATTGTAAAGCTGAGGGTGGCAGGTATGGAAGATGCCGACATCAAATAGAATAATACTAACAGACGTAGACGGCGTGTTGCTGGAATGGGAAAAGCATTTCTCAGACTGGATGTTACAGCGATCATACTACGAGAACGACGAAAAAATATATCCGTATAAACTTTTACCAAACAAACAAAACACATATGAAATGGCAGAGAGATTTGGCGTTACTATACCGGAGATACGTAAAGAGATAAGAGAGTTCAACAAGAGTGCATGGATGGCAACACAGTGCCCAATGGAGGACTCACAAACTTGGGTAAAACTATTGGCCGCGGAAGGATGGACCTTTATACCAATAACCTCACAGACATCAGATATACCGGCACAAATTGTAAGGAAAAAAAGGTTAGGACAATTATTTGGTGAACACATTTTTAAAAATTATCACATCTTAGACACAGGTGCAGACAAAGATTCAGCATTAGCCGAGTTTCACAACACCGGACTGTATTGGGTGGAGGACAAGCCAAAGAACGCTGTAGCCGGGCTCAAATACGGTTTAAAGCCTATATTAATTGACCACCCATACAATCACGACTTTGAACATCCTGACATTATCCGTGTAAGTAATTGGAAACAAATACATGAAATAATGTCCGGAAGAAAATGAAAATTTACGTAGGTCACGACAGCAGGGAAGACATAGCCTATCAGGTGTGTGAACACAGCATCAAACGTAGAGATCCGTCGGCCGAAGTCATACCATTGAAACAGAAGCAGATGAGGGACCAAGGACTGTACACTAGACCCGTAGATAAACTTGCATCAACAGAATTCACTTTTACAAGATTCTTTGTGCCATACATGAACGACTTCAAAGGTTGGGCAGTGTTTTGTGACTGCGACTTTTTATGGAAGATACCATCACATGAACTTACCAAACACTGTGATAATTCTAAAGCAGTTATGGTTGTGCAACATGATTATACACCAAAGGAAACGACCAAAATGGATGGACAAGTACAAACTGTATATCCTAGAAAAAATTGGTCAAGCATGGTACTATGGAACTGTGAACATCCTAAGAACAAAATACTTACACCAGAATTGCTAAACGATGAATCACCGAAATTCCTACACAGATTTAGTTGGTTGGAAGACAATGAAATAGGATCTTTACCGTTAGAGTACAATTGGCTTGTAGGTTGGTATAAAGAACCCAATAACGGCCACCCTAAAATACTGCACTACACTGAAGGTGGACCATGGTTCGATGGTTATCGAGACTGTGAGTACGCGGACGATTGGAAGAAAGAACTTATAAACTTATTCAGTGCATAATGATCTGGAATAAACTTAAAACACATCATTACCATGATCAACCTGTAGAACATATATGTGCTGGTGATATTGTTGACAGTAGAGAGTACGATAGCCTGTATGAGAACCAAAACAATATTAATCACCAACACTGGAAGAAGTTTTGCGAACAGCATGATACAAAAGCGGAACTGAAAGAAAGTTTTGCAGATATAGATTTCAACAGGAATATATTATGCCTATGGTTCTTTAGGGAAAGAAGTGACGGCACTGCCGCTTACGTTCATGTTAACGGTAAACAAATAAAATACACAGCAAACACTTTCCTAATTACAAAATCAAAAAACATTAAGTTTGTACACACAAAAAGGAAATACATAAGAAGTCCTTTGGTACAACTAGATATCAATGAAGAAACTTACAACCGTTTGCTAAAAAGCATCAATAAAATTCTGTAAAGAGCTGACATCAGACTGTAAATGCCTGTCACTAACTTTTGTCCAAACAAAGTTGTCTCTTTCACGAATATTAAAATTTTTCCGTATTTGCTTACCAGCATTATCGTCTAGTATCTTTTTGGCTTTGAATTCTACCGTAGGAAGATAGAGACATCTGTTAATTTTACGTGCTACTTTTTGTGTGTACGAGTCCACGTGCCAATGCCAAAAAAATGCAGGGGCAAGATATCCTAAAGTGTTTACCCAGTTACTATGGACTGCGAAATGTGGTGCTGGCAATGGCTTGTCGGGCCATAGTTTCGTCTTGTTAGTAAGTTGTTTGGTTCCTTTGACTCTGCCGTCGCTTGGCACAACCATTAAAATCCTATCATCATATTTGTTTATTTCATCCACTATTAATTGGTCCCAGTGATGGGTCTTTACTTGTACATCATCACCCATAAGCATAACAACATCGTTAGTTGCCTTTACACTCATTAAATTCCAGCTGTAACATGTTGATTGATTTGGGCCTATAGTATAATGTTTTTCATCAAGTAAGTCTTTGTATTGTTCTAGTTTTTCATCATCGTCATTTAAATAGAATAGAAATTCTGTATCACCCTTTTGTGTTTCTGTGGCAGTATCAATTAATCTCTTTGCTAGTTCGGGTCTGCCCCTCGATGGACAGCAGAAACTTATCATATCAATTTCTTCTTCCAGGTATCTGGGGTCTGATCATTTATTATTTCCAAAGGTAAATGATATTGGAACTTCTTCGTGCCTCTGGTCCTTATGTATTCGGCGGTCTTTTTCACAGACTGTCTCATGTTTGTCGCCGTGCTGTAACCTAATAAATCTCTTGCTTTGTCCGACGAACACACAGCCAGTTTTACTTCTTTAGGTCTATCCTTGTGGTGAATAGGCTCTAAGTTAAGTCCTGTCTCATTAGCACAGGCTTCCGCTAATTCGTTTATTGTTATAGGTTCTTCGTCCGGTCCTATATTAATTACTTCACCAACCACGTTGTTTTGAAATGCTAGTGCGTTTAAACAATACAAACAATCATCAATATAGCTGAAGCATCTTTGTTGTTCGCCATCTCCGTATATGATTGGTTGTTTACCTTGTAACATC